GGTCACAGTACTGAGCATACAAGTAAAAGGAACCTACATCAATATCACTAGCAGCAATCTCTAAACCCCATTCAGAGTCTAAGAAAGTAGAACCATGTTCTCGTAGAACCCAGTAAGTTATCCAAGCTAAGTTATCAGTATATTCTCTAACTGACTTGAACGCACCATTCCATACACCAGTATAAGCCCTAGTAGTTGGATTATAATTAACGGGTAAAGGTAATTTAATACCTTTAACTTTGAACTTAATTTCAGGAATGGAACCACCAAACTGAGCAGCATCCTTTAAAGTAACACCAACTAAAGCTGTATGTGGGTAAGTCAGACTAGATTCAACTATAGTAGTAATAGCAGATAAAGCTGTAGTGCTATAATGTTTATCATTTGAATCATCAGCAGAATCTCGGACAATCATAATGCCCCAAGAATCAAGTTCTCCGGTAGTATCTGGCTTTTCTAATCTTACATCCCATGAATAAGGATTAGTACATTTACCATTCTTAGTAATAGTACTAGCTAATTGCCAACTTCCTGGACTACCGCCAAATGGTTGATGTCTTTTATAAACAGATAGAGTAACTGTGTAACCTACTCGGTCTCCTAGGTCTGTTACTTGCATTAATCTAGGAATAGTTAGGTTAATTCTAGCCGCATCATACATACCTAAAAGTGAATAGATATGCTGAATACCAGCTTTTAACTCAACCGGAAATACACCACCACCAGTTAAAGGGGCTTCTACCTCAGAGAAACCTTTAATAACAGTCTGGTCAACTGTACCTTGTCTGACTTCGTAGTCTACGGTAGAGCTATAGTTACTAATACTTGCACTATTTACTAGAATATCCTCTACGCTGTCTATTTGGCCTTCTGATAAGGCAAATAATAGTCTCATTGTCTGTTTAGAGGATAAAGTATCGGCAGCTTCTACAGGAGTATGCCCACCACCTTTCTTTTCACCATAAATTACTGGTAAGTTTTCCATTATGCTGTAACCTCTTCTGTAAATGCACCAGATGAAATAAGTACTGCACCACAATAAGGATTACCAAATATAAGTGGTACACTACCACCTTGGTTTCTTACTATAGGTGCGCCATTAAATAAATTAGATTTGTTTTGAGCTGCGGCAGGGTCTTGGGAGAATTCTGGGGTAGGTGATAGAGCTGACATTAGCATATTAAGACCGGTAGAGATGGCTAATAAAGCTATTGTATTCATAATCATTAAAGTAGTTGCTAAGGTCATTCCTGTGGTACTAGCTACCGCCATAGCCGCAGCTAACCAAGCAGTACTTATAGGTTCTTCTCCGCTAATATCAGGGGCTATAAATAAAACATCAAACCCTTCAAAAGTAGAAAACACTACTTCAGGTACTAAAGCTACAAAACTATCTTCCCTAGTAGAATCAGCTAATACAAACTTATAGTTATTATTTAACAATTCATCAGCAAAGCTATCACCTTTCTGCAAGCGGAGCAAACTAACTACTTCTTTTATATTAGAAGCAAACAATTCAAATACCTCAGGATTTTCACCTGAAAGAATAACAACATTTAGTTTAGCCGACATATTTTAATACCTTATTTATTCTTCCTAAGAAAGTTTCAAAAGGAACTGATACACTAACCATGCCTTGATGTATAACCTGACCTTTCCAATAGATACCTAAATGATTGCAGGTAAAGCCACCGTGGTCTAATAGAACTAGATTACCATCAGTAAGTTCTTCAAAAGGAATTTCTTTAAACCCATAATCCTCGAAATAGTCACTAAATATATCATTCATGTGCCTGATATCTTGATAATCTTTATCTACTAGAGAATCTTTTAGAATAATACCAAGTTCAAATCTATAAAAGTCCTGAACTAAGTTATAACAGTCATAGATAAACCATTGAAAAGGTCTACCAATATAATTATTATCCGGTATTCTAGGAAACTGAATTGGGTCTGTAACGGTTAAACTCTCACAACCAACAATTAACCAAGGTAATCCAGTTTTTTTCTGATTAACATAATCAGCATAACTAGGCGTTCTTAAATCAAATAGTTCTTGCTTTTTCAAAGCCCTAGTATGCGAGTGAACTACCGCTATAGCTTTGCTAAACCATCTGGCATAGTCTATAGTATCTATCCTAAATGACTTTTCCGGCTCATCAGCAGTATTCTTTACCGGAATAAAGTCATCTTCAGTTAGGAAACCGCACATTTCCTGCGGATAGCAGTTTAATGTATGTTCTCTAATCTTCTCAGACTGTTTAAAAGTCAACTCTATTCTATCTGACATTTTTATTAATCCCAAGCCCAGGAAAGTCTTTCTTTAACATCTGCCGTTTAGGAAGGAAAGCTCTTTCTTTATCTCTAAAATCCCTTAACTCAAAGGATAGTGTAGTTCTATTATGCGAAGTCTTCTTAGCTATAAAGTATTTCAATGGCGGCAGCGATACTTTACTAGGGGAATTCAAATAAGGTGTAAATGTTCTAATATAAGTAACAGTAGCACCTATAATATCCCCGTAGGCAAAAGCTAACTGACCAATATACTTATTAACATTGGCTAGTACTAACTTTGGTCTTGGAGGCGCACCATCAGAAGAAAAAGATACTTCAGAAATCTGTATAGGGTACGGAACGTAGTCATTACCACCAAAACTAACAGCTTTTATATTAACTAGGTCAGTAGAGTCAGTCATAGTAGCTACTCTGAATACGTTACCAACTAGAGCCGGAACATTAGTAGAAGTTAAATCAATCTCAAATAACTCTACTAATGCTGGAACTTCTGATTTTAGAACATCTTGATTAATAGTCATATGTTGAAGACCTGAACTAACTTACAAGAAATAGAAAATACGCCATTTCTATTTAAAGTTTTTCTGGAATATCCTTCATTAGTGATTCTGAATTTCAATTGTACTGTTTCATTAGTAGGAGTCCAAGTTAGTATTCCCCAAGAACCAACACTATCTAATACAGTTTCTACAGTATTTCTTTCAGTTAATGTTAAAGCGCCCCACTCAACATTCCATGAAGCTACCTTATTATTAATCCCATTAGGTGCTATTTGTTGATAGCCATCCCCAAACTGGGAGGAGATGGCTCTAAAACTAACAGACTTATCACTTGAAAGTGCTATTTTATTAGGTAAAGGCAAAGCTGTCGTAGTCATGTCTTATCCAAATTTAGTAGTTCTGTTAAGTGAGTTGCCTGGTCTAGCTGCTAATCCGATTTCTTGCTTAGCTATAGTTCTCATCATAGCTTCTGCAATTTTCTGTCCTGTATCTGCGGGTTTTTCGTCCTTAGAACTTTGAACAGTAACTTCTATATTATACACATTACTGCCCGATTGTCCAGTACTATCAGCAGATACACCGAGTTTACCTTTAGAATTTCTGGTCAAAGGTAAAATAGCTTCTGGCCCTGCTTCACCCATTAAACCAGTACCTTTAGCAAATGGGAAAATAGTAGGTTTAGATACTATTGAACCTGAGTAAGCTGAGATACCTGAGCCTGAGAATACACCACCATTAGCAGCGGCTAGCATAGGCCCTGCACCCATAGTAGCTGCAGTAGCTCCGCTAATAGAACTACTAAATAGCCCCATAAAACCACTACCAATATTAGATAAAGCTGGTGTAATAAAACTACTTAGTAAAGTTTCAGCCATTTTCTGAGCTAAAATTCTCTGAATACTGCCAATCATGGAAGTAGCAAAGTTAGAGAAAGCTTTACTAGCTGAGTCAGTACCAGCTATAAATCCAGTAAAAGCATTAGAGAAAGAATCATTAAATGCTTTATTCATTTGCTCTGCTATATAGCCGGACTTTCCTTTCAAATCTTCTAATATTTCTTTAGTTTTAGCTACTTCTTTTTTAGCGTTATCGGAAAGTGAAATTCCAGTACCTTGAGAACTTAATATCTCTTTCTGTTTTTCTGCTATTTCAGCCATGCCAGCTTTATATTTAGCTAAGGCTTCGTCAGAAGCAGTACCCCAAATATCAGGAAATCCAGCAGTAGTTCTATCAGCTATTCTTTGAATAGTAGCGTCATATTCAGCAGCTAAAGCATTTCTCTTAGTAGCCAAGTCATTTAGCTGTTCGTCAATAACGGCACTATCTTTTAAGGCATATAACTGTTTTAATCGTTTAGCCGCTAATTCATCACCAGCATCTGCTAGTAAAGATAGTTTTAGGATTAAAGCACCATTAGTAGCTAAGAATTTCTGTTCAGCAGCATCCGCAGCTTCTGTAGCTGTAACTAAAGTACCAAAGGTTTTAGCATATTCGGCATTTATATTTGCTAAGCTAGTTTGCAGCTCTCTTTCAGCATTAGTCTTTTCGATAATAGTCTTAGTAGCAAGTTTATTAGCATCAGTTTCAGCTTTAATTAACTCACCATTTAACTTTTGAATCTTAACTTTGTCTTTCTGAGCATAAGCTAACTGTAACTCTTGGTTCAGCATTTCTTTCTGAACAGCTAAATCAGTTTCCTGTAACTGCATCTTTTGAGAGAAATAAGTCTCAATAGACATAGCATTTTGCTGATATAGAATATCTATATTACCTAGTGCTTCTGTAAGGTCAGCTTGTATTTGGCTATAACTATTTTTAATCTCTTCAAAAGCACTTCTATAAGTTTCTTTTAGAGAAGCTTTATTCTGCTCTGCATTTTTCTTTAAGCCTTCTCCTGAACCGCCTTTATCAGTAGCTCCTATCTCTAAACCACTATTAAGCATTTCAGTAATATCTGAACTAGATAATTTTAAACCAGCGGCTAATTGTGCGCTTATCTCTTTACCTACTTCATAAACAGGTTTACCTTTTACATACTCTTTTACTTTGGAAATATCTTTCTCAACAGCTCTTGTAACTACACTAGAACCGTAAGCATCAAATTGGGCTGCATATTCTTTAGCAAATTGATTAGCAGTTAAAGCAAGATTTACAGTTAAGCCTTCTTCTGTAAAAGCTTGTTTAGTGGCTTTCAAATACCCCAAAGTAAGAGGCACATATTGTCTAAAGAAGTCACCTACAGCTTTAACAGGGTCTGGTAAAATAGCTTTTAAGAAATCACTTCCAAAACCTTTATAAGTTTCTAAATAACTTGTTAATAGTGTTTTAACATCAGATAAAACTACACTTAAAGTAGAGGTAATAGAGGCTGTTTCATTATTATAGTCTACTAAAATACCTCTAGCTTCTTCATATTTAATACTTAGATTAGCTACTGATACAGCGGCAGTTACAGCAGCAGTAGCTACACTTAGCATACCAGCCGACATACCAGTTAAAAGAACTGTTACCTTACTAAGATTAGCTGCTAAATTTACAGCTAAAGCAACGCTTAATCTAGCTGCTACTGCTACAGATAAGATTTCAATAGCTTGTAGAACTCCAGTAGCATTCTTCTGTATTGTTTCTAAAGCTTCTGCACCTAATTTAACTATATCGTTTAAAGTTGATGACGTTCTTTTGTATATTTCATCTGTCAGTTCAAAATAAGTACTTCTAATTCTTTGTAAATTAGATAATAATTTTGTTCTAGTATCCTCAAAGACTGAATCATCTGGACCACCAAAAGTATCTCTATAAGCTTTGGAAAATTCTGGAATAAATTGTCTAGCTATAACTAAATTTTTACTCATAGCATCCATAAATTCTGCTACAGATAATTTAGTTCTAGCTGCCCCTTCTTTTCCTTTATTTATATAGTTTTCCCAAGCTTTAGCACCTACTTCTACAGCACCAGGAAGTACGTTACCTAACTGTTTCTTAATCTCTTCAGATTGTACAGTAGTTTTAGCGTACATCTGCTCCAAAGCTAAATAAAGAGATTTAACTTGGTCAGTTCCTAAATGCAATACAGTAGAAGTTTCTGTAAAGTCTTTAAATACTTTATTAACTTCTCCTTGTGTAGCTCCTGCTAGTACCGCTGAAGGTGCGAATCTAGTATAGGCTTCTTGCAAGTCACCTATATATTGACCTGCGCTTTTACTGAGGTCTTTTAAGAACTCTATATTTTTATAACCTTCTTTAGAACCAAAGATAGCAAAAAGAGTTGCTTGTGTTTGTTCTTGTTGAATACCAGCTTTAGGTATATCAAGTAAAAATTGTTTAAAAGTACTTACAGCAATATTAACTAATTGGTAAGCCCCATAAACTTCTGTAATATGACCTAGTAAACTTTTATGTGATTTACCAACACCATCTACAGCTTTTTTATTAGCCTCTAAAGCCTTAGTATTATTGCTAATGGAGGTATTAACTACAGAATCCAATGTAGCCGCTACTTCTCTCTCAGCATTTAATCTTCTTCGTAAAAAAGCTCTAGTTTCTGCTTCTTGTAGTGTTTGCGCCCTAGCATCAGCAGGTGCTTGTGCAGCAGTTCTGTTACCGCCAACAGTACCCATAGCAAAAGGTACATAACCTCTATCATCTCTACTCGCTTGTGGTGCGCCAACACCAAAAGCAGCTTCAGCATTAGCTTTTCTAGCAGCTAGAAGCCTTTTATATTCTTTATCCTCTGTAATTATTGAAGCATCTACTGTTTGTTTAATTAAAGCATTTTGGACTTCCTGAGACTTCTTGGCAGCAGCTATTTGGATATCGGTTAAAGCTTTCTCTCTATCTTCTACAAGTTTTACTCGTCTAGCAGAAGTTTCAGCAAGTTTCTTCTCTACCAGATTAAAGTCTGCCACTTCTTGGTTTGCTTTAGCTATACGTTCATCAGTTAATTCATTTAACTTAACTGTAGCATCTTTATAATCAGCATATAGTCTATTGATATAAGTGTTTTTAGCAGCAGCAGTTATATCTTGGTCGATAAACTTCTGCTTTACGGCAGCTAGGTCTTCTTGTAACTTTTCTTCAAGTTTTCTTTGTTTAGAAGCTGACTCTAGTTTAATAGCTGTGATACTATTTTCGCCTTCACGGATTAAAGCTAGTTCTAAGCTAAGTGATTCTTTTAATCTAGTAGTACGTTTTGCTAAGTCTTCTTCAAAACCTTTTTGACGACTTTTTGCAATTCTAGCAGCTTCAGCATCTATATTCTTAGTAACTTCAACGAAACTACTAGATAACTTAGTAGTCTCGTCTTCTGAGAATTTTGCTTTAGCAGACTTAAAAGCTTTATCTAACTTATCCAGTTCATCAGCAGTTACTTTAATATCATAAGCTATTTTATCTGTTTCAACATTAACAGCTTTAAAGACCTTTTCTATAGATACTCCAGCATCTTTAGCCGAATCTGTAAACAGCTTTAAAGCCGCTTCAGATTGCCCCACATCAGCAACAAGTTTAACTTTCAGTATCTGTTCTGCCATTTTCTTTCTCTTCTAAGATAATGTTAAGGTATCCGCTATGAATATACGGTATTTCAGATAAAGCACTTTCAATAGATACTTTATTCTCTTTAATCAATTCTATAAGAATGGCTGAGTCAAGTGCATAGTATTCAGATAGATAGTTTCTAGCAATCTTGTAAATCTTAAAGATAACTTCTTTAGTGTCCCAGAGATAAAAAACATCTTCTTCATGGATTTCTTCCTCAACTTCTGTAGTATCTTGTGTAAGTCCAGGAAAAGCAGCTAGTAAAGAATTTAC